GGTACAATGTGGTACTTGTTACTACTCCCAGTGTCTTTGTGTTCAGTACACTTTACAACAAATAAAAGAGTAGATATATGTTTTTTTATACAATCGCAGCCAGGTTCAGTTAATCAAGGAATTGACAATGCTTTTAACAAAACATTAAACGCACTATCATCTTTATCGTATACAACATACCAGGTGTGTGGTACGAATTACCAGAACCAAGCAAAAGATATAGTAGAAGATATTGCAGCCTGCAGTTGTCTATCAGATCCGGAAGTTGATCAGGTGATTGTATATGCAGAATTGGCGTCAGAAGTGTTAAGCACGTTAATTGGATCACAAAATGAGTGTATGAAACTACCTTTTAGGAAAATATTTTATCATAAAATAAACGCTTCGGAAGAAATATTTATAATCTCGACGCAATGTAAGTTGTGTTATCTTGGATTTTCAGGCCTTGGAGCAGGTTGCGACTCAGCTAATACAGCAAATTGGTTAACAATTGGAGAAGGAAATTCTCAGTCAGATTATCAAGTTTATAATGTTCCGGAACTTGGAATGGGTGTAGCTATATATCCAGCTGATGATGCGACAACCCAAAAAGACGTTTATTTTTGCAAACGAATAAATGACTCTCCAGTCAATCCAGTTATCTTTTTTACTTCATCAGCACAGCCACCACAGTCAGACCAAGTTATGCGTAGTGTAAATTGGGACAGAGTATGGAAAAACGTAAAAAACGCTGCTCAAGTGGTGTATCAGGTATTAGATTTATTCTTTAAACCAAGAGAAGGTGAACCTAGACCGGAAGAAGTGGCAAGGTCGATTTAATCTCTGGATCAGAGATTGATCGTTGCCGAATAAAAACCC